AGGCGATCATTTGGGCAACCTACCGTCATGATATTGAATTCATTCGTGATACATTAATTAAACAACATGGGCCGCGCTCCGTGGTAGATTTTTATGGTGATACAACGGAGAAGGATAGACAAAAAGGTATAGAGGCTTTTCAAAATGATCCTGAAGCAAAATACTTTGTCGGTAATCCAATGACAGGCGGACGTGGTTTAACTTTAACAAAAGCAAGTCTAGCTGTATTCTATTCTAATAACTATGATTTAGAGATACGTGAGCAAGCTGAAGCTAGGAACCATCGTATCGGTACTGACAATAAAGTCACTTATGTAGATCTTGTTTGTAAAGGAACAGTTGATGAAAAGATAATTCATTCACTTAGAAATAAAATTAATTTAGCTTCATCTGTATTAGCTGAAGAGTTAAGAAAATGGTTGATATAATTAAATGCAGTAATTGTGCTGGTGCTGGTAAAATTCAATTATCATTTGAATGTGAAAAAATTACATTAGTTTGTGATGTTTGTGATGGCAAAGGTAAACTCAAACCTAAAAAACATTACCATCAAACATGGAGTGATGGTGTAACTGATGAAACTACGTCCATTTATTATGGTCCGCCTTTAGATCCTGAGGGCTTTAAAAATTATAAAATATATGGTAAATAAGTGGACGGTGAGGCAACTATGATAAGATCATATATTTTTCCTCCCGCCTCACCATTTTGTTGAAAAAATTTAATAAATAGATATAATTCGCAAGCGGAAGGAGGTAACATGTTACCGAATAGCCCCGTAAGGAAAGTAAATGAGTGTAAAGCGTGTGGTGTTGTTTCTGTTCAATTTTGGGATCCGACTCATAACAGGTCGTACTCAAAAGAAGAGTGGTCCAAAACGATTGCCGAAGGTTTACAGGCACTAAGAAAAATCTTAGCACCTGTAAGAGCGGATGACCCTAAGTTTTTTTCTGATTAAATTTCTCTAACAGTTTTTCTGGATCAATTCCTGATTGTTTTTTTAAATCATTAGCAAATTTTACATTTTCCCAATGATCCATAACTAAAATTTCTAGTTGTTGTGGCCTAGACCTTTTTGTTATTTTACAAATTTTATCAAGTAAGTTTCTTGTTACACCTGTAATCTGTTGTGGCCTGTGAGGTATTTTCTCAGGTACAGATATTAAATGTAACTTATTTTTTTTAGCCATTGTATTCTCCTATCTTAAAGGTTTATAGCCTGTGACCCACTTTTCTTTTCTTTCGAATTGAACTTTAGGTCTAGCACCGCAGTTAAAAATATACTCAGCCATGTCGAAATAATCTATAACGTTGGTGCACCTGCGCATCTTCATTGAGTTTATTTCTAATCTTTTTAAAAAGACTGGTCGACTAAATCTATGGTCTTTATCCATCTGTAAAACAGCATGAATAAATCCTCTTGAATTGTAGTATTTAAAAAAAGGTTTAACCTTTAATAAAAAATTACCAAATGAGGTTGCCCATTTTAAATCATTTATTTGTAGATTGCCTTTTTTAAATTGGTCTAAAACATCTTTATTAATGTAATTACCATTATTATGAAGGATCATAATACTACACTCAAGCGGTAAACCATATTTTTTAGTATACCAATCAAGTTGAGTATAAGGGCCTACTAATTTATTTTCCAACGCTTTAAACGAATGAACATAATCAGCTAAGGTCCATTTTCTTACAACACTATTAATAGTTTGTATTTGTTTTATTTCCCAATCATCTGTAATAATATAATAAACAGGTAACTGGTGATGCTTACAAGCTTCAAGTCTATGTTGACCATCCATAACCTCCAATTTTGAATTAACAATGATTGGATTAGGTATGTAATCGTCTTTCATTATTTTGATCATCTTTTCGAGGTGGCCAATATTAATAGGTCTATTGCCCTTCACCTGCGATGTGAATTGATCATAGTTTTTAGTTACGCGTATACTTTTTTTCATTTAAATCTCCTTTCTCATAAAGGTGTCTTCACCTTTTACAAAGGTTTTGCGATCATCAGCTAACCATCCGATCACTCCGTAATATTGCGTATCATGGATGTAAAGCCAAATTAAATTTGGCTTCGGTTTTTTAAAAAAACATATTATTTTTTTAATCATTATGCTCTCTCCTTTCTACGTTCCTTAATTGGGATTGCTAAATAATCAGATCCCTCACCTTGGAAGCAGCATTTAGATGCAAACTCTTTTCCTGGTATCCAGTCCTCATAAAAACCATCGCTGGCAATATCTAGTGCACTATTAGCAAAGTTATGAATAACAATTAAAAGAGCAGTAACATATTTGTCGTAAGGTTTTCTTGCAGTCTTTGTAAATTGAAAACAATCACCTTCATTAAATGTATTGCCTGCGCTTTTCCATTTGGTTGGCTTGAGATTTTTTTCTAAAAGAAAAGTCTCATGTGCATCATCACCGATACCATTAAACAAAATGATATCTTTAGTTATTTTAAGTTTTTGATCTGAAGCCTTATGCTGATCAATGACGTCTTTCGCAGGACGCAGAATTTGATCTGCAGCCTGCCTAATGTTATGCCATTCACTGTCCGTGAATGATCTTTTTTGCGTATAGTAATGTGTGTAACCCATTATAGGTCCTCCAATAGGGCGTCTACGGTTTCTCTATCGATCTTATATCGATGTTGTTGTTGGATGCGCCCATATCCATCAACAAAAGTCACAGGTGCTCTTTTAGTGTCTTTTACCAAAACACCATTCTCAATCCAGCTATTGGCCCAACGACCAACGGATCCTTCTAACTGTCTCCATTTACCAGTATTGATACACTCAAGAGCCTCTTTAATCTCATTCATAGTGTTGTTTCTTTTTGTTTCGTAAGGTTCTGACATTTATTTTTCCTCCTGCTTATTTAAAGTAATTGAATCAAGAATATTTTTTCCTGACTTTGTAACATGATAAGTGATGTCTACCCACTTTTGAAAAAATGTATCCTGACTAAAAGAATACACCCATCCTGCATCAGAAGGAGTGGTTGCTACACCACCACCTTCGAACAGAAACTTATATCTAGGATTGCCATTGACTGAATTATTCAATCTTTTTACATCCGTTACTTTTTGATTTTGTATTTTATATATTTTCATTTTCTTTCTCCTTTATATAAACCAGTGAATGTATGCGAACACACTTACTGGAATTCCTAGAGCAACATAGAACCAATCTTCCTTGCTCGCTAATTTTAAATCTTTAATGATCCATTTAATAACTTTCATTTCTTTCTCCTTTATTTATAAATTGCTATTGTTGCTTCGTCGTCCCATTCCAACTGTGCATATTCAATACCAGCTTTTTCAAAAGCTCTATAAAAAATTGACTCAAACTCAGTTGAGTAATGATCAGATCCGTAACGTAAAAATTGCCATGACGGTAAACCATCTAAAGAAATTTTGTAACCGTCTTCACATTTAGAAACAGAAAAATAACACTCATCAATTTTAGGAGTATCTAATTTTTCTAATGTGCAATTGTTATCATATTCTTTTTGGTCTTCTTCAGATACTTTAGTATTAGTGCCTTTGTAAACAATGTAAGTATTCCAATCTCCACACTCTTCACAATAAACATCATATTTATTATCTATTTCTTTGTCGTGAATTATAAATTCACCAACAGTTGTTTGACTGTAAACATTATTGTTTTTTACTACAGCCTCACAGTCATTACACCATTCAGTAACAACATCTTTAAGTATTTTTTCGATAGTTTTAATATTCATTTCTTTCTCCTTTATTTATATTACAATATGTAATGATTTATTACATAGTTGCAATACTTTTCTAATTTACCCCAGTTTTCTGCCGTTTTTTAGCTCTAATTTTTCTTGGATTAAATCGTATTTTATTAAATTTTGCTCCTCTTTAATTTTGTTTTTAAGTCTTTTTATTAATGCAGTAGATCGCTTGATTTGATTTACTGCTTTTTGTTTTTGTTTTTTAGAATATTTTAATTCTAAATTTAATCTTTCAAGTAAAGTAATTTTTGTACTTAGTGATTCATTATTAAAATTATATTTCATTCACTCTCTCCCTTGGAGTTAATTGTTCTTTCCAATTATCAACTTTATTTTTTTCTTTAGAAATAATATCACGAACCATTTCTAAATGTCTTTGCCAAATATCTAATAACTCATCAAGAGTAGTGTTTTTCCAAACACGTACACCAAAGAATTGAGGGTTTCTTTTTGGCTGTTCAAACTTTTTATATCCTTGCTCAACCAGATATCTTCTAAAATTATTATCTAAGTTTTTGTAAGGATACCAAGGAGAGTGCCTAAAGTCCTGCCATAGGTCTCTTTTAAGCTTATTAAGCTCATCATCCCAAATAACATACTCCTCATACGCTTTTATAAGTTTATCAAGTTTAGCTTGATCAGGCTTAGATCTAACTATTTCTACCTCTCTAACTTGCAATTGTTTGATGAAAGCAATTTTACCATCAGGAGATTTTTCCCAAGGTTGATATCTCGCACCAACACAAACACCTGCTCTATAACCTGCTTGTTCAAAGCCATGATCATAAATTACACCGTTCCAATTGCCTTCGTCCCATCTTTCAATCCAACGCTCACATGCACCGCATCTAGCACGGTTTTCATTAGCACGTTGGCGTAAAAGTTTTTCTTCTTTTATTCTAGCCTCTTCTTGAGTTCTTTTAATAACTCTAGCTGCTTTTAAAAGAATATGATGCTCATCATAAGTAGCAATGTTATGAGCAGACCAATAACTGCCTTCTGGTTTTTCAGATCCTAAAACATGTCTATTTGGTCTTTTACTAAAATTAACCTCAACAAGATTGTTATCATTGTCTCTGCCATAACCAATAAAGTTTTTGCCCTGCTGATACACGGCAAAATTGTAATTGTATTTCCACAAGTTGTGGCCCTTATAAACAAGGGCCCAAACATTTTGTTTGTCATCATCTTTTGATACTCCAGTGATATTAATGCTATCACCATCTTTATCTGCATAAATCGTACCAAACTTTGTATAAGGTATTTTAAATTCTACTTTTTCCATTTCTTTCTCCTTACTTGTTAAATATTCTATTGTATTGTTCTTTTGCAAACTTAGTAGCCTCATGCTCCCAAGGTGCATCATCATATTTTACATCTTTTAAATAAACTCCTAATTCTTTACCTTCCCATCTAACATGGGTTTGATTGTCAGTAGACCAAACTCTTAATTGTAATCTGCCAGTCACTTGTTGTGCAACATGACAAAGTTCATGAGCAAGTGTTTGTAATTGTTCAAACAAAGATAAGTTAGCCGCTAAAACTATTTTAAAATTTTTAGATGCTTTTGAACCATTCAATGGAATAGTACAAGTACCTAAAGTGCTGCCTTTTAAAACTGATCTTCTAATGTGTATTTTGATTGATAAAGTGTTTTGCAATCTTTTAGAAATACCAAGTCTTGATAAATAAATAGGAACCATTTTTTCATAAGACTCTTTAGGGCTTACACGAACCCAAGATGAATAAGATAATCTTGGTAGTGATACTGATACTTTTAATTTTTTATTCTTTCTTCTTTTCATTTCTTTCTCCTTTATTTAAATATACTATTTTATTACATTATATTACATAAGCTGCAATACTTTTCTATTTTATGGCTAATTTCTGCGGTTTTTCCAGGGTGCAGGATCCGTCATCTGAGACCATTAATATACGAATTCCTAATTCTTTTTGTTGTTTCGTCGGTGCGCGTTTAATAAAATATCCTGCGTGTGTTCCTGATTTTCTTTTGCTTGTTGATTTAACATCTATCAATAATATTTCTCCTTCATTATTTAATCCTATTAAATCGCATGGTCCTAACTTAGAAATATTATCGAAGACCCAGTAACCTAACTTTGTTAAATACTGAATTGCGTGCAGGTGAGATGTAAATCCCTTTTTGTGTTTTTGATCCATGAGGCATTTTTTATGTATCATGAATAAAAGTATTTGTATTATTTTATTTGTTTCGCGCTTCGTGGGTCGCCGTAAAGCATAATTTGGCGCGTATTAGTGTTGATAAAACAAAATATCTCAAAACAAGTGTAACAAGTGTAAGGTTGTTGATTTGGTAGAGAAAACAGCCATTATTTCCTTACACTAGTAGTGTAAGGGTAGTGTAAGGACTGTAAGGTTTTTTAAAAAAAATGGCAGTTTTAAATGATTTTAGTATAACGCGAGTAGAAATTTATTAATTAATTTGTTATAAAATGTGTGTGAAATTATGCTTTATAGAGGTTAAAAAATGAAAATTGATGGTCGAAAAGCACGTAAATTGACTCCAAAACAACTAAGATTTGTCCATGAATTTTGTTATCATACATTAACTGGACAACAATCTGCTTCAGAGTCTGCTAGAAAAGCAGGTTACTCAGATGCTATCGCACGTAAATCTGCTTATGAATTACAAGACCCAAATAAATATCCATTGGTTGCAGAAGCAATCTATGATTTAAAAAAAGAATTAACTGATAAGTATTCTGTTAACATGGATAAGCACCTAGCAAGGCTTGATAGTCTTAGCAAAAGAGCAGAAGAAGAAAAACATTATGCTGCATCTATAAATGCTGAAGCGCTTAGAGGTAAGGCTTCTGGGTTATATGATCCAACAATAAGAATGGAAAGTGCGATTGAAAATTTAACAAGAGAACAATTGGTTGCTAAGTTAGATGAATTACAGAGAAAAGGCATTGGTATAAAAGGTGAAGAAGAAATTATAGATGTTACTCCAGAACCTGATGATATTAAACTTGTTGAGAAAAAAACTGGTTAAGTTTCTTTGTTAATGTCCTCGATGCATTGCACTTTAAAAGTAAAGTATTTGTTCATTTCAAATTTCATAAATGATCTTCCAAGTTCTTCACATTTCACTAAATCATTAAATTTTTCTTGTAATACCAATTGATTACCAGTGTAAACCCAGTTGTCACCATTGAAACCCCAAAGACTTATTACAATGACAAACACCTTCATATGTGTAACCCTGTATATTTTATTTGATCCATCATTTATCTTATCATGAAAGAAAGTAATTTTGTTAAATTAATAAAGAAAAACTTAACGATATATAATTGGTTTAGAATAGAGACTACAACTCAACAAGGCTTCCCAGATCTTATTGGGATTGCACCACACATGGATACGATATTTGTTGAATGCAAAATTGCTAAGGCCAATAAAATTACACTGAGCCCTCATCAAATTTCTATGTGTCTTAAACTTTCTACAATTGCTCCTAGAAAATCATTTATTCTTGTTTTTTCTGAACATGCGAAGCTTATTCACGGAGCGCGTGAAATTTTGTATGAGACATCAAAATGGCAGGAAATATTAGAAAAAGGCGTGCGCGAACCGCCAATCGCGGTCAGTTGGCCAGGAATAATCGAGTTTTTTAAAAAAAATAACGGTTTGTAACCCAAAAAAAGCGCAGAAATGCGCCAGAAACGCGGATCACTTACGATAATTTTTATTATTGTAAGTTATATCTCGGGACGCGAACCACCAAAAAACGTTAGGGTACCTGTAAATTTTGTAAAAAATGGCGGTTTTCAGCCGTTCTGTACCCCGAAAAATCGCCCGTACGCGCACACGCGAGGACGCAAGCGCGGTGTTTTAAATTTTCAGAGAGCAAAATTTCATATGAAACATTTTTTTAAGGTATACCCCCTTTTTTTAGTATAAAAAGGGTTAGGAGTCCCAATGGAAACCAAAGATAATAAATTTTCAAAGTATTCAGACGAAGAATTAAGGCTAATGCTAGCAATAGCCATGCATGACGACAACAATAAGGCACAATCTAGCTTTATGCATTTTGTAAAAATGGTATGGCCTGAATTCATTGATGGCTATCATCACAATATATTAGCAAAAAAGTTCGAAGAGATTGCTTCAGGTAAGCTTAAAAGACTTATTGTTAATATGCCGCCAAGACACACTAAATCAGAATTCGCGTCTTACCTTTTTCCAGCTTGGTTAATGGGTAAAAAGCCTAAAACAAAAATTATACAAGCAACCCACACAGCAGAACTCTCATACAGGTTCGGAAGAAAAATGAGAAACCTAATGGATGATAATGTTTTTCGTAAAATTTACAAAAATGTAAGCTTAAAAGCAGACTCGAAAGCTTCAGGAAGATGGGAAACAAATCATGGAGGAGAATATTTTGGTGCTGGTATTGGTGGTGCAATAACTGGACGTGGTGCAGACCTACTTATCATTGACGATCCACACTCAGAACAAAATATAAATGATACAAGTTTTGATAATGCTTTTGATTGGTACTTGTCAGGACCAAGACAGCGTCTTCAACCAGGAGGAGCAATTGTAATTGTTATGACTAGGTGGTCCGAGCGTGATTTAACGGGAAGACTCATGAAACAACAAGCAGAGATAAAAGCAGATCAATGGGAAGTCATAGAGTTTCCTGCTATTTTACCAAGTGGTCAACCAATATGGCCTGAATATTGGAAATTAGACGAATTAGAAAAGATAAAAGCCAATTTACCCGTTATGTCATGGGAAGCACAATACCAACAAAAGCCAACTTCAGAAGAAGGGGCCATAATTAAACGTGAATGGTGGAAAACATGGAAGAGAGAACAGATCCCAGATCTTGTTCATGTCATTCAAAGTTATGACACAGCGTTTTCTAAAAGAGATAGCGCCGATTTTTCAGCAATAAGCACTTGGGGAATATTCAAATCACAAGATGGCTATAAAGATAATATTATTTTACTTGATTGCATGAAGGATCGCTTAGAGTTTCCTGAATTAAAGAAAGTTGCTTTGGAGCAATACAAATACTGGGAACCTGAAACTGTAATTATAGAAGCTAAAGCGTCAGGCATGCCATTATTACAGGAACTTAGACAAGTTGGAATTCCTGTTGTCAGTTACACACCTTCAAAAGGCAACGATAAACTATCTCGTGTTAATTCTGTTGCACCTGTTTTTGAAAGCGGAATGGTTTGGGCTCCAGAAAAACAATTTGCTGAAGAAATGATTGAAGAATGCGCAGCTTTTCCTTATGGTGAGCATGATGATTTAGTTGATACTATGACTCAAGCATTGATGAGGTATCGACAAGGTAATTTTGTATCATTAAAGGACGATTATGAAGACAAACCATCTGAACCAAAACAATACGTATATTATTAAATGGTAGGGCCAGCAGCAGCATTGGTGCCATTGGCTACAGTTGCAGCAGGAATGGGATTATCCATACCAGCTGTAGTTGAATATTTCAGATCTAACAAAGGTATTGATTTGTCAGGGCTAGGATCAGATGATTTAGTTAACATAGAAGAATTATTTCCAGATCAATACAAAGATACTTTCAAAACATATGAGGACAGCTTTTATACACCATCACCTGTTATAGGAAAAACCGATTTATCTGTTCTCGAAACTAAAAAAGATGATGATGAAGTTATTGATGTGAAAGAAGAAGACCTTGAAAAAATGCCAACAACAGAAATGACTAGAGGTGATGAAGATCCTGATCCTGATGATGGTAAAGGACCAGAACCACCAGTCAAAGACCCTTTTGAATCTATATTTGAGGATTTAGTACAAAGAGAATTTAAAAAGCAATTAGACAAGCTTAAAGAAGATTATAAAAAAGCAGATGAGTTTTTAGCAAAAGATAAAAATACAAAACAATACGTAGAGACCCTTAACCCTGTAAAAATTTATGGTGAGACAGATCTTAGAAAATTAGATTACTCAAATATTGAAGCAGATAAAATAGATTTTGATTTTAATGACAATTTGTTAGATGAAATAGGATCATCTTCTATTACGGAGCTAGATGGCAAAACCAAAGTAGATATGAAAGCTTTGACAGAAAAGTTTGGTTTTAAAATGCCTGATGCAGAATTTGTTAACCGCGCTCTTGAAGGAGACGCAGCATCTAGATTTTGGTACGAGAAAGGCGCTCAGTGGGTCGATAATTTTTTAGAGGGATACTCAGATGAAGATAAGAATAAATTTTTTGATATACTATCAATTACGTCTGGTGGTGTAACTCCAAAAGAAAACCTTAAAATTGCTATTGGAGTATTCTCTGATTATAAGAATGGACGTCCTATTCGAATGGGTTTTCGCCAAGAACAATCACTTGATAAATTTTTAAAATTACCTGATCAAGTAGTTAATACACCTAAGTTTGGTAATTATGTTGATACGTTTAAATATTTTACGGGTCTCACGGACCGCGAACCAAATACCGTTAATGATTTACAAATGGCTAGAATATTTGGAATAGATCCAACGACACTAGCATCAAATCCAGAATTATATGCATTAATAACAAATTCACTAAACAGAATGACTTTTGAAGTCAATAAAACTTTACCTGATGGTAAGAAGCTGCAGCCATATCAACTCCAGGCTTTACTTTGGTCTGAGAGTCGAGGAGGGTCTACAAACTATGAGGATATGGGAAATGAATTAATATCCGAGCTCCAGGAAAAAGGATTTAAATTTAGAAATAATAAACTAGATCCAATAGAAATACTTGATCCGCGCTTCGTGGAAAAGTTACAAGCAACACAAGTTCCATTTAAAGAAGCGGTCAAAGCAACAATAGAGGTAGGTAGTTTCTTGACAGAGGACGGCAAAAAAATTGAGCAGCTTATAAATAATTTTAGTGATGATAAAACATTAATGAATCAAATAAATTTAATTCATCGATCTAACCTTAGTAAACTCATTACCAAAAAAGGAAAAGAACCTTCGATTATGGAGATGGCTGTATCAGCTGTCCTTGGGCAAAAAGTTGATATTAGTAAAATGAAACTTGGAGCGGGAACCTATGATGGTAAAGCTAATTTTAACATAGTCGTCCCATTAACCGTTAAGGTAGGAAACAAATTTGTTGAACTAACTGAACCTCAACGAATGCAGGTGTTGGCGCTACTAGGGCAGCATTTAAATCAAGACGCAATGGCAGCCAGTAACTTTATTATATCAGACACACCGATAGAGGGAAGAAATAGGACAGGGATGTTGTACTATCAAGGTAATTATTCTCAAGAACAGATCCAACAACTACACAATGAATTAGGACTAGATTTTAATGTAAAGAATGTACCTGGTGGATTTGTAGCAGAATTTTTAACTTTTGATAATAAAGCACCAGAGGGGAGCCTTATAAAATCAGGATTTGAAAAAGTATTTGGTGATCAAGCTGAAATGGTATATAACAAAAATGTCTATTGGTCAGGTGACTATTTAGAGAAAACCGATTACAGAAAGATTATAAATGGCCTTCAAAGAAGTATCAGCACAGGAATTCTTAAAGATAACAGGTCTTCCACGTTCAACCTCGACTATCTCAACAGTCTCATCAAGACGATCCAAGCAGTCTCAAAATCGAGAGACGAAAGCTACAAAACCATCCTCGAAAGCAACAAAGTCGTCAAACTCTTAGAAAGCTTAGTTGATAAGAAAAAAGATGGCGGCCTGATAAAAAGGCGTATAGTTATACCTAAATTTAATTTTGGTGGATTAATTGACGTTAATAATCTATAAAAAAGCATGGCTGAAAATAATATAGAAAAAAAGATAGAAGCCGTTGTCGGTGATACCATAGAGGATGCTGTAAAAAACGAGGAACCTGTAGAGATAGAAATTGTTTCTGAAGAGGTGACTATCACCGACGATCCGCGAGACGTGCTACAAGACTTTACAGCTAATCTAGCAGAAGACATAGATGATAATGAATTAAATATTATTTCTTCAGATTTAATGCAGGAATTTGAAAATGATAAAGCGTCTCGTGAAGAATGGGAAAGAACTTATTCTCAAGGTTTAGATTTACTAGGATTTAAATACAATGAAAGATCTCAACCGTTTCAAGGAGCAAGCGGAGTCACGCACCCATTATTAGCAGAAGCTGTTACACAATTTAGTTCATCTGCTTACAAAGAATTAATGCCTGCAACAGGACCTGTACGAACATATGTCGTGGGCGATGAAACGCCAGAAAAGTATCAGCAGTCACAACGCGTAAAAGATTTTATGAATTATCAAATTACAAATGTCATGGAGGAGTACACACCTGAACTTGATCAGATGCTTTTCTATTTACCGCTATCAGGATCGACATTTAAAAAAGTTTACTATGATGCGAGTCTTGGAAGAGCCGTGTCAAAATTTATTCCCGCAGAAGATTTAGTCGTTCCATATACAGCAACTGATTTAGAAAGTTGTGAACGTATCACACATGTGGTGCGCATGACAGAAAATGAAGTACGTAAAAAACAAGTATCAGGTTTTTACAGAGATATAGAATTAAAAACTTATGACGAGTCTTCAGAAAATACCTACAGCGTAAAAGAAAAAATAGACAAGCTTGAAGGTGTTGAACAAGTAGGCGAAGGCATGATGATGTCTCTTTTAGAATTTCACGTGAACTTAGATTTAATTGGATATGAAGACAAACAAGGTGATAAAGAAACTGGTATCAAAATTCCTTACATTGTCACCATTGATGAGGAGTCTAGAAAAGTTCTATCTATTAGAAGAAACTATGAAGAAGGAGATCAATTATTTAAGAAAACGCAATACTTTGTTCACTTTAAATTTTTACAAGGTCTTGGTTTTTATGGATTTGGTTTAATACATTTAATTGGTGGCCTATCAAGATCAGCAACACAAGCACTTAGACAATTGCTTGATGCAGGAACTCTGTCAAACTTACCAGCTGGGTTTAAGGCAAGAGGATTAAGAATTCGTGATGACGATAATCCTTTGCAACCTGGCGAATTTAGAGATGTTGATGCACCAGGCGGTGCTATCCGTGATGGATTAATGCCATTACCTTACAAAGAACCATCCCAAACATTATTCGCTCTTCTAGGTTTTGTGGTGCAAGCAGG